AATATAAAACGTTTCTTTGTTTAGGAAATTTTCCTCGAAAAAAATATCGCTAGTATTAGTGTGCCTCTTAATAGGGTTTTGGTAAGTACGCCAAGCGAAAACTCTAGGAGCACCAAAACTTACAGACACCACTACATCATCAAGAGTAGGTACAGTATCACTGTGGTGGGGTATACCTTCTTCTCCAGGATACAAACCACAAAGACAAAAGGTAAACTTAATTGAATCTAAATAAATAGCACTAGCTAAGTTTTCAGCTTGATCTTTTATAGCCTCTAGTTCAGGAGTCCACGGTTCAGGATTCATATGCTTACCAGCATACTCAAATGGTGCGTCACCAAAACCACGACTAGGTCTACCATAGACCATACCGTTTTTAGTTTTACGCACGACAGGTTCATCCCAGTGGTCAAACTGAGGATTGAAATGTTTAAGTGCTCCCTTTAGGTAATGAATATTCGACATTTTCTGCTTCTTCTTTCTCTAATTCTATCACCTTACCAGTAGGTAGTATGCCACCTGTTTCATGATAGAGTTGTTTCATACGTTCTAAAACTTCTTCTTTTGACATAACGTCCACACGGTTGACGGTCAGTTCACTACGGTTTACGTACAGTCCTGCTGCCTTACCCCTAGCCACTTCTGCAGTGACTGCTGCTGACCATGCTCCGTTACGTAAAGCTCCCTCTCGTATATCTTTTAGGTCGGTAAGATGTGTAGCTAAATCAAGAGCCACTTTGTTACTGGCTTTTTCTTGAAGTGCTTGTATTTTTTGCTGTATGTGAGGGTTATTTTTACTGGCTAATTCGTAACCTGTTTTAACAGCTTTCTTCTCACTGTACCCTGCTTTAATAGCAGCATCTTTTTGAGTCATACCTTTAGCCACGTTCTGTGCAAACTTTTCTTGCTTAGGTGTTAATTTCTTTTTCTTCATTAAGATGTTTAAAAGCTATCATTAAAATAATGTGTCCGTCTCTACGTTTGAGGTAGCTCTCTGAAGATTCATCGACTTTAGCCAACATTAAAACTTCAAAGGGAGTAGCGTACTCTTGATCCCTCCAGTATTCTTCTAATATTTTTATAGACATGATTTATTATAACCTAATTCATTTTCATAAGTTTACGATTTTCTAGGTCGTAAACAGGTAGCCTAGCAAAAACATCAAAACAACAATCTAAAATTCCTTGAACCACTAAACCAGTTTCTTCATCAAACGGTCCTACAATTTTTACTCTCATGTGAGGATCAACTTTGTTGCCTTGAGCGTGTTCGTGTACACATAAAGGAAGCACAGGATATAGTAATTTTTTAGGGTCATACCCAAATCTTTTAATGGTCATAAAAAATTTGTCTATGTTTAATGCTCTATTGTAGTCATTTTTTGTTGCGTGTTCGTTAGCCTCTGTTAAGTCTGAGTACTTCATAACACGAGGGTCTTTGTAAAAAAATCCCCCTAAGTCTTCTTTTACTTTTGTACTCATTCAATTCTCCATACTCTAAGTTTTTTAACGCCTTCTTCGTAAACTGTGCGAGTGGTTAGTTTAGCCCTGTGCCTTTGACCATGAGCCGAAGCCGAAGTTCGCAACCTTGTTACTTCTCTTTCATCAGTAAACGGTATGGCAAAACTTTGCCCAACCTCTAACCTATGAAAGTTCCATTTTTCTTTATAGTTTGGTTTAGGTAGTTCAATACCTGTTTCTATAACTGGTAATTCGTTAATACTTTCTTGCATAAATATCTCCAATAAATTTATAGTTTAGTATATAAGTATTCACTTAGAAGTTATAGTATAATCTTAATATAATTAGAGCCTTTTAGAGCGTTTGATTTACCTACCCTATACCTACCCTACCTTTTTAAAAGCACCGCCTTAAAACGCGTCACAGTAAGCCTTAACTTAAAAAGATTTATAAAAAGGTACGCCTTTAATACGCAAACATTTATAGCGTGAAACTCTTTTATTCTTTATAGTTTTAATGATAGCGGAAGCTATTTTATCTCGATTGTCTTCTACCCATTGATCAAAGTCAGGGGATCTTGAAATAGTGTTATAAGTATCAACTTCTACTAAAATTCTAGCAGGTGTACCTTCAACTTCTTTAGGGTTATGGTAAACCATTTCCCAAAGTAATTCGTAACGACTAGCCTTTAACGACATAACCTAACTTAATATCATATTTGATAGCACGTATATCAAGAACACCTTTATCAAGTACGTCTTGAATAGTCTTAATGTTTTCATATTGTTTCATACGTTCTATATTTTTAGAAGCCATAGGCATCTTATTGGTACGAGTAAGTTTTTGACTTGTGTCGTAAGGGTCACGAGCACTTATAACTTTACACAGTGGGTCTGGTTTAGGTTTGCTACGGTCAACTTTAAAAACCTTGCTTCTACTCATGTCACTCTCCTCTGGCTTAACAGCCATTTTACTAAAAAGATTCCAAAGTTTAATTTGACAATCTTTTTTATTTTTAAAATTCTTGAGTTTACGTTTAGCAAATTTATTATAAATCTCAAGAGCTTTTGATTCCGGTGTAATTGTATTTTGATCTGACATAAAAGCAGGGTCACCAATACGTTGGTAGCCCTGTACAATAGTATGTAGTTCTGCCATATCAACTTTCACCACCCTTGAATAATCAGGGGTGGTGAAACATAAAAACTCTATAGAGTTATGCTGCTTCGGCATACTCTATAGCTTTAGTCATAGCACGGTTTTTAAGTGAAGCACGAGCACCGAACCAAGCGTTATGCATTGATGCGTCACGGTCGTGACCCCACTTATGGTCAACCACGTAAGTTACTGCGTTAACAGCACCCCACCACGTACCCTTAGAGCTTTTAAGGTCAGCTCCAGGTTGCTGCTCAAGAGCCTCATAAACTTTATGAGGAGTACGTTGAAACTCTTCAAGCGTTCTAAGTTTAGACTCAGCTAAAGCAGTATCCATATTTTTACTATTCTCTACAATTATTTTTTCTTGTAAAGCTAGTTTAGGCTGTAATAAGTCAGCTATATAACTAACAACTTTATTTTCGTTATACTGTTTACTGCTTAAAAACTCAGCACTTTTCTTGTACTCGTCAAGTCTAACACTCGCTAACCCTAACGCTTCTTCTGCAGTAGTTATTAACTGACTGTCGAATACTTTAGTGTGAGGCATTTTAAACGCAGGCTGTGACTTATCAGCTAAAGCCATTGATAAAGTATTATTACAAACCACACGTACTGGTGTAAACCTAATTTCATTAGACTTACCCCACTCATGGGACACGGACACTAGTAAGTAGCCCTCTATCCTATCGTCGCCTGGCAGGGTGAAGCCGTCATTAATTTCAGCTAACCCCCATATTTGCTTACCGTTGCGTAATGAACCTGCAGTATGCATATTCATATTACCAGCGTCTGTAAACTTTTTAAAGAAAGTAAAAGCCTCCTGGTTTTGCGTTGGTATAAACCTTGGTCCACACGGTCCAAGTATATTGTTATCACTATCACGCACAAGCATGTAGTAATCATCAGACATAATAAGGTCGTCAGCTTTATCGCTAACTGCGTTATTATATGTGAATATATTACGCTTACTCACTGTCCAGTCAAGTCCAGCTTGTTTAAGCATCTCGTTAGGTGTTAAGTTGCCGTCAACTTGTACACCAAGCCCATGCCAAGGTACTTCCCCAGCGTAAGCCATAGTCTCAATATTATGAGCCATAAGTTTCTCCTATCTTAAATGCCTATTAAGTTATTTAATAGGTACGTATAACTTAACTTAGATTAGCTACCGATAAAAGGAACATCTAAATATTCTTATACTTTTTTACACACTCTCTTTTTTGCCGAGGTAAGTAGTCTTCCCAACAACGAACAACGATCAGTTTCTTTTCGACTTCCGTAAAAGTGTTCCAGTCCCTAATTTCTGTGGCAGTCCTACCACATCCTTTACAGGTACGTGTACCCCACTGAGTAACAGTACACATGCCAATACAGGGGGAATCATGAAGACTGCTAGTTTCATGCAATAATTTTTGTGTCATTTCTACTCCTGATGAGTCTAACGTCGTGTTCTCTTAGCCAGTTTCTCATCATGTTCTTACGTTCTAGTTTACTAAGGCTCGTATCATTTAGTAAAGCATTACTAAAGTCAGTATATGCATCGTATCCTCGATAGTAATCTCCTGCTCCTATGTGATTAAACCTAACGATTTGCCATACTCTTTGTTTGGTGATTTTAAACTTAACACCTATTTCTTCAAGTGTCATATTAGTGTTGAGCGTTATCATAAAAATTTCAAAATACTTAGCTCTTTGTCTATCTCTACGTGCCATTAAAATACTCCTTGAAGTTAGTAGTTGCTTCACCCCAGCTTTGACCTATTTCAGCATCAACTTTATTAGGTACAACTAGGGGTACACAATCAGCCATAATTTGCATAATTTTTTCACAAGTTTCTTTAGAGTCGACAGATATATCTAACTCGTCGTGTACTTGTGTGTGGGCTAGTATGCCTTCCTTATATAACTCTACCATAGCCTTTTTAGTCATGTCAGCAGCAGAGCCTTGTATAAGCCTATTCATAGCTTTATAGGTAAAGGAACGCTTAATGTCCTGACCATATTTATCTAATGCATCTGAGAACGGTAAAGGTGTACTTCCAAACTCGTATCTAGGTTCGTATAAATTAAACCTACACTTACGCCCTAGCACAGTAGTTATAAATCCACGGTTACTACCCAACCTAGCACATTGATCACGCAACCCTTTAATAAAAGGTACACGGCTATGGAAAGTGTCAAATAATATTTCAGCTTCCTGCGGTGAGATATCTAACTGACGGATAAGTTTATCTTTACCCATGCCATAACTTAAACCTAGATTAATAATCTTAGCTTCTTTACGACTTATGTTAGCCATATCTGCCACTACTTGATGAAAGTCTGCGTCTTTATTACGGTAGGCATCTACTGCGTCGTCTGAACCTTCTTGTTGAGTTTTATGGGCATAGTGTACGGTAAGTCTAGGTTCCTGTTGAGAGTAGTCAAAAGCTCCCCAGTGCATACCTTCATCAGGAATAAATATACTCCTGATAAGAGGTCCTATTTCATCATGCCTAGCTGGCACTTGCTGTAAGTTTGGTTTACTACTACTGAACCTACCAGTAACAGTACCACCACGGTCACTACGTAAAGGATGTAATTCCCCATGTATTCTACCTTTAACATTATGGTCTAATATCATGTTATCTATAAAGGTAGTTCTAGCTTTATTTAATTGTCTAGCTCTGGCTATATCTTTAGCTAGTTTGTGCTCATGCCCTTCAAGCCAAGCTGAGGTAAAACTAGGAGCGTTAGTTTTTTCTGTCCTAGGATAACTAAGCCCAGCTCTATCAAATACAGTAGCCACTGATGCTGCTGCCCATAAGTCTGGAGCTACACCATATTCTTTATGAATACCCTCTAGTATTTTGTTTTCTTCGTTAGTTAATTTCTTATTAATTTTTTCAGCTTTTTCTAAATCTACACGTACACCTTTCCAACGCATATCTAGTAATAAAGGAATTAAAGCAGTTTCTAACTCGTATATTTTCATAACGTTTTCTTTAACTAAAAGGTCTTTTAATATACCCCAAAGTTTTAGAGTTAGCCCTGCGTCTTGTTCGGCATATGGTCCAACATACTTAGCTGGTAGTTTATACATTTCGCTTTTAGGATTAAGACCGTAGGCTTTTGCTGCATCTTCTAACAGACTTTCATCTTTAAGTTCACCCACGTATCTTTCACCCAACTTATTTAAAGAATACCCATATTGATTTTCATTAATTAACGGTGCAGCAAACATAGTATCATGTATAGTTCCGTTTACCTTGACACCTAAACGTCTTAACCAACCTAAATCGTATAAAGAGTTATGAAAAACTTTGTCATTGTTATAGCTAAACTGTTTATTCATCCAGTTTATAACCACACGCTTATCCAAATTACCACCACCAACGTGTTGTATAGGTAGATAAATTTGAAAGTCTTTAGTAGCCACAGCTATACCAGTTACATGACCTTTATTTTCAAACGCCCAAGACGGTCCGTGAGACATGAGTAACGGATCATAAGTCTCTAAGTCAATAGCTACCTCACTATAATTAGATAGGTCTGGTAAACTACTAGGGGGAACCCAGTCCGTCTCAGGCATAAATAAACTACTCTGCACTGGGTGGGTGTATTTCTAAGCTAGAAGCATAAGCCTCTACCAAATAAAGGTAACAACGTAAATCACGTATATCATCTAGTATGCCAGCATTACTAGGGTCATCTAGTATAGCACCAAATACGTCCCAATGGTTTTTCATTGATTGGTTTTCTATACGGTCAAACTTACGTGCTAACATCATAAACGCACCAACGCCACCACGCTTACGCCAACTATCACCGTAACTTTTTTCAGCGTGTTTAAGCTGTGCTATATCACGTTGAGCTAACTTTTCTATCTTATCAAAATCTGCAGGCATATAATCTCCTATTAAATTCTATTAGGGCAAATATTTTGTTTACCATAATAACACCACTTACATTTAAATTGTGAAGGTTTAGCAGGGAACTCAGTAGCAGTGGTCATTTCTACAGCCCTTTCATTTAAACGTTCACGCTTACCGTCTACAGTAGGTTTATCATATTCGTAACGGTCTAGCTTACCATGGTCAAGATACCACAACTCAGTAGTTATAGTTTCTAACTCTGGTAACCTTTCAAACACTATGCTGGCATAAAGCTCACATTGTTCTCTGTGACCTTCTTGATTACCCTCATACCTACCTGTTTTAAAATCTATTACTCTAGCATTTTTATCACCTTCAATATGAACAAATGCATCTACTTTAGCCCTGCCCCACGTGTCATGGTCAAACCAACCTGTAGGCTCCCAGTCTGTAGTAAAAGCCCAGTCACCTTCACAAAGCACATGACCTTTAAGGTGTAAGTCTTTTAATAAATCAAAAGCCTCTTCAAATTCACTTAGTTGTTTAGGTATCTCATCATAACGTCCACGTATATATTCCTCACACATTTTATGGATATCTTTACCACGATCCATAGCTTTATTGCCAGGTTCTTTTATACGTTGTATAAACGCATATTCTGCTTTCTTAGGGCACGCCTCATACATTTTTAGTCGGCTATACGACCACTGTGTAATATTACTCATTTACTTTCCTTTGTTACTTATAGATTTATTTAGCCAATTATAAGCAGCAGTACCCCAGTCACTAGCTAGGCAAGACTGTACTTCAATTAACGCTTCATCATATTCTTCGCTCTTGTATAAATACCAAGCATCTTGTAATGGAACTGCCACCTCACTAAAGAAAGGGTCAGCAAAATCTACAGACGACATAGGTGCACGGCATAAAAACCGTGTTAAGTCTTGTTCCCAAGTCATGATATCTGTGCTAATAAGTGGGAACGAATTAATAGCTTTATTATCGTAGGGGTTTCTTAAGCTCATTTGACTATAAAAGTCAAAAGCATCTTCTGCCTCCATTTGATTATACATATCATAAAATAAATCTGTGTAGGCGTGTAGGCTATCGCTAACTTGGGTGTATGTGCCTATTTCTACACCCACACCGTATGCTATATATTCTTGAAGTATAGACATATGTACAACGTTAGCACCAAATGCTCCCCATATAACATCATTAGACCTATTACTAACGGTCATGTCTAACTTACCGTCACGCACTTTAAAATAAATAGCTGTGTTACAAGGAACGTCTACACTTTCAGTGTTAAAGTCAACATACGGATCCCACATTTGAAGCACACATCTTCTATCGGTAGGGTCATTACGTAACCTTTCTATAATTACACCTAACTGATCACCACCAAAATGTTCACGCCACCTAAAGCCATAAGAACCTTGTAGTGTTTCACCGTCATCACTAAACTGACTCATGCGTTTATTGTAATACTCTATATACTCTAGGTCATTACAGCCACCTAACATCCATAAACTTTCTATTAAGTGGAAGAAGGGATTAGCATTACGTGCGTCTTCAAACAAAACTCTTTCTTTTGAATTACCATACACTGTTGCTACAGGTTGAGGTACTTCTATAACTTCGCCAGCCCTACTAGGAAAAGTGTACTCTTTATTTTGAGCAATAAGATCCATAGCTTTAACAAAGCCATCGTTAACGTTTCTACAATTTATAACTTTCATTGACTATCCTTGAATTTTAAAACAAAATCTACCATTTCTATTTTTTCTTGTATGGTAGCTAACTTCTCTATTAGCTTATCTACCTCTACTACAATATCTACGTGTTCTGGTATACTGGTAGGGTTATCAAGTAGTACACTTAGATTAACTGTTACAGAATCCCGTTTACCTTTAAGTTCCGACTTATATCCATTTAAGATATCAGAATAATTCGCCATTTTGTGCTCCTAGTTTTAATGCTTTTTTCCATTGTATGTTGACGTCTTTACGTATAACCGTGCCTTCTTTTCCTGCACCCCAAGCTGTCTTAGTTTCCCTTTCTACTACCCTAACCACATCAGGGTGATGAGATTTTAAAATTTCTGCACCCTCTGACTGCATTTGAACGTTACGCCACTCACTACAACCACCAGGAGCATTACTACTGCCATGACCTTGGGCATAATAATAGCTCACCTTATTAGGTAGTCCTTTGCTTAATAATTGTAAGTTCATATCAAAGTCGCTCATAACTTTAGTTCTGAATAACTCAATACCCTTACCTTTAAACATATCAAGATTGTATGCTAGTACACGCATATACCTAGTAGTTTCAGCAGATAAATGTTCAACGCGATTATTACCTTCCCTAGCACTTACGCCACAGTGGGCATAGTCATCAAGCCATTTATCTAGTAAGCCGAATAAAGCGTGAAACTCATCAGGCTCTATGTATCTAAGGTGCCAGTCGTTAGTAGCCTTACGAATATAAAAACGTAAGTCATCGTCTAACATAACTATTTTACCACCACCTGCGTTTTCACAAATATACTTACGTTTACTAGCTATATCGTAGACAACGGACTCAGGACAAGCCATAATTTGACAATCATATTTAAGATATAAATCTTTTTCATATTCATTGACAACTAGCGTAACTTGTTTACGTAAGTCCTCAGGAAAATGGGACAAGGTTACTTGATCATCAGCCCTGCCTCTGGTTGGAATAAATATTTTCATAGGTTAGCCTCCTCAGGTTTTGGTTTATATTTAGCACGTGGTCTACCTTGACCTAAACGTACCCTCTCGTATTTATCAAACTCACAAAGACAATGTTCTATGTCTCTCATTTCTAAAGGTTCCATATGTCCTTGTAAATAATTAGGTGAAAGGTCTAGTAATTCCTGCATCTCAAAATTAAGCCTATCTTTCTTAATAGTTTTATTTAACTCTCTATCTTTTATTCTATTAAGCCCACGCTGTGCTCCAGGACCAGGATTAGCCCAAGTCATAATATCTTGAGCTCTACTTAAATATCTAGTGTGGCGTAAATCAGTAACTACCTCATAAGCCATAAAACCACTAAACCCTGCTTTTTGTAAATAACCTTTCCAAGTTTCTTCTAGTGACCAAGTTATCATAGATGGGTGATTTTTGTATAAAGGAGTAAGTATTTTATCTATAGTTTGTTCTATTTTTGTACCACCTAAAGTACCAGTTAACATATACGCACCAGTATAAACCTTATCGCCTCTATCTTTTCTAGCTTGCATAATGGCTTTTACCTTTTCAGGTTCCCAAGTTTCAGGAAACCCTATTTCCTCTAGAGTATCTGGCCAATTTATTTGTCTAGCTACTGCCATAGCAAAAGGCAAGTTTTTATGTTCGGCGTAAGGTTCACGCCAGTTAACTCTTATCCACTCAGTAACTTTATCCAGCTCACGGTAGACGTTACAAAAACTATACTCAGTGAGTATAGCGTCGCTAGTCCACGGATAAGCTACACCGTTCTGTCGGCGTAAGTATATGATATGACGTTCGTTTAAATAATTAAAAAACTTTTGTATATTTTCCTCTATCACGCACACTCCTCAACTTGCCAACTAGTGTTCCACCAGTTAGGTTTAGGTCTAGCTTTATTCCAAGCAGCATAATGCTTTTCATTAATTAAATAGTTACGATACGCCACGACAGGGTCGGCATTTTTATACTGATCAGGCATAGCTTGAGCTATAGGGGTAAGTCCTAAGCTAGGCATAGAGGCAGGTATGTACGATAAGGTACGCCTTAGTTTAGTATCACTAGCGTGCACTTTACCGTAACGATACGTGTACTCGTCACATAAAGCTACAAAGTGTTTATAAAGCCAGTTATAGTTTTCTAAACTTTCCCTAGCCCATATAGTACAAGGGTGGTTTAAGTAGGCTGTTTTATAAATTTCTAACTGGTCACAATAGCTACTGTGAAAATAGTAGCGTTGAGTAGTGCAAAGCATTTGAGCTGATTCTAAAGGCATTTTGACTACAAGTTTATCAGGTAAAGACTGAGCAGTAAGTACTGGGTCGTTGTATGTATAAAATATATTCATAGTATTTATCTCCGTAATAGTTTATTTTACTTTACTTGTAAAGTAGAAGTAAAGTTATATCATAACTTTAAACTCTTTTCTAGTTTTACCTTGCACTATATGTAAATTTTCTTTAGTCCTAGTTACACCCACATAAAAAGCACGACACTCATTATCTGGGCTTCTATATAATTCCTCATAAGTTTTATTGGCTACGTCAGTCAATAACACTACATTTTGACACTCACCACCTTTAGTAGCATGTATAGTGTTCAATTTAATTCTTGAAGAATTTACTTTTTCACCTTTACGTAAACCAGAAATAATATACTCACGTTGAGCATCACCTATTAAATCAAAAGCTTGATGCCATATACCATCTACCATTAAACCATAATCTTTTTTAAGCTGATTAATATTAAGCGTTAGATCAGGAGAGGCTTGTTTCATGGTTTTATAGCCAGTACGAACTCCTTTACCTGCTTTCATGTGACCATATATTTTTTTGATTCTATTCGCTTCTATGCTTTCACCTTTACGTAAAAGTTCCCAATCCTTAATGGCGGTCAATAAGTTTTCACTTACAGAAGCTCTATTATTTTTGGTAAAAAAGTACCCATTAGTACGTAAATGTTTTTCTACGTTATTCAATAAGTAATTATTTCTAGCTAAGAATAACCAATCACCGTCAGAAATATTTATATGTTCAAAGTTAGTATGGTAGGTAACGCTTCCTTCTTCCTCTCTAGGTATCCAAGTTTTATGTCTACGATTGCGTATTCTTTTTACTATGTTTAATGCTACGTCGTGAACCTTTCTAGGCACACGATAACTTTGCTCTAAATATATTTCTTTACCAGTTAAGTTTATAAAATGATCAGGGTCAGCACCTGCCCACTTATAGATAGCTTGGTCATCGTCCCCAGCTATATAAACATGGTCAACATCTTGAGCTAATTTATGTACACACTTCCATTGTAGTGCCGATAAATCTTGAGCTTCATCAACAATAAGTGCTTTTAAAGGTGGTCTAGTTTCAAACTCTAAGAAGCCTGTTAACATATCTGTAAAATCCATTAAATAATTTAACGCTTTATACTGGTTATAGTTTTTACAAAACCAATCAAAATGTATCCAAGATATATCGGTGTTGGCTTTATTCCAAGTTAGCTGATAAGGTTCTCCTTTGTTACGTGCCATATTTTCTAAGAATAACATTTGATCACCCTTAGAATTTAACGCCATTAAGTTTTCACCATCCCATGCTGAACTTATTTTTTCCCCTACAGTTTGACTAAACGCTCTTAAATCTTTTCTATCTAACACATCAGATTTACTTAACCCTTGCCAGAAATAACAAAGTGAGTGTATAGTTCTAAAATAAACTAATTGATCAGGTTCGTATTCAAATTTTTCTACAGCACGTTGAAGAGCCTCAGTTGCAGCTTTTTTAGTAAAAGCAAGATATGCTAACTCATAAGGTTTTATACCTTTTTTGAATAACTCTTCTACAGTTTTTAGTAAGAAGGTAGTCTTACCAGTTCCAGGTGGTCCAAGGACAACGTTCCAAGTCACATCATATCCCCTGTAAAATCATGACCGTCAAGTGTTTCATCTTTATAGTCAATCTCAGGTATGTACCAAACATTAGTCCCCCTACCTTTTAGGTTCCAGAACGTATGTTTAGCCTTTAGGTCTCGTAATTTACTAGCTATTTTATTAGTGTCTAACTCAGTGAATCTATGTTTAACTAAGTATTCACGTAAGTCTTTAATTCTAAAATGGGTGTTACCGTTTTCTGTATAGGGTTTACCTAGTAAAACTTCTTCACGTGTACTAGCTTGAGCTAAGTCAGTACAAAACGATTCTAGTAAATCTTTAAACTGACCGTCTAATGATACGTCATTACTGACTTCAATAATTTCCATACCACTATCCATTAAACTTTGTATTTGTGCCTGCCAAGCACGTTCATTAGTTTTAGGTGGCATAAGATTTATAACATCCATACAAGCACGTTGAAACTTAGTTTGATTTTGTAGTTGTTCAGTAGTAAGTTCTAAACGTTTATCATCAATAGATAAAAACCATAAAGGTGGTTTAGTATCTAGTTTAGCAAGACTAGAAAATGTAGGAGCAGTATTACCTTTTCCTACGCCAAACTTACAAGTACGACACTTTTGTACATCACAGTAAGAACGTATAGGCTCATCACTACACTTATAGTTATAATCTTTTTTCTTTAACGTACTTATTAAAGTAAGTACTTCTTGAGCAGGGAGAGGAGGAGTAACAAATTTTCTATTGTAATCTTCTATTTCAGTTTCCCATTTATCAGGTGTAGCTTGTTTTAAATATACACCTACATTAAATAAACCATTATTGCGAGTGCCTTCAGGAAAACCTTGTTTGAGCAG